ATGTGGACAGGCAGAACCGCGCGACCGTGACGCTCTACCCAGAGCCCAACGACAGCACCCAGGACTTCGTCTATTGGTACGTGCGGCGGATTGAGGATCTGGGCGCGGCAAACACCAACAACCCCGACATGCCGGAGCGTTTCGTCCCGGCGCTGATCGCCGGGCTGGCCTTCAATCTGGCCATGAAGACCCCGGAGCTGGAGAGCCGCGTACCGGTGCTCAAGGCGCTCTACGAAGAGGCATATGAGCTGGCGGCATCCGAGGACCGCAACAAGGCCTCCCTGGTCTTCTCGCCGCTGCAGGACTTCGTGGAGATCAAACTATGAGCAGCGCGGAGTTCGCAGGCGGCAAACATGCCTTCGGTTTTTGCGACCGTTGCGGCCACCGCTATGACCTGAGCTCTCTCCACTGGGAGTTCGAAGACAAGAAGCGCAATGGGTTGCGCGTTTGCGAGGATTGCCTGGACCCTGACCACCCGCAGCTTCAGTTGGGCCGGTTCAGGGTGTATGATCCCCAGACGCTTCGAGATCCACGCCCGGACCTATCTTTGGTTTCGAGTAACTCCCAGTTCGGCTGGAAACCAGTGGGCAACGTCCTGCTGGAGGGTACAGGCGAGGTGGGCACGGTAACGGTCACGACATCATAGGAGAAGAGTGATGCAGAAGAAAAAGGGCTACGCCCAAGGCGGCAACGTCAACGCCAAGCAGAAGCAGTATGCTGCTGGCGGAAAGGTGTCTGCGGGCTCGCCCCAGATCAAACCCACCAACCAGTCCACGGTCAAGGCCAAGGGCATGGGCGCGGCAACGCGCGGCGGCAACTTCAAGGTCTAGCTCATGACCTACGCGGAACTCATAGCGTCAGTCCAGACCTACACGCAGAACTCCGAGGCGACTTTCGTCGCGGAGCTGCCGACGTTCGTCAAACAGGCGGAGGACCGGATTTACCATCTGGCTCAGCTGCCGTTTGCCCGGAAGTCGCAAGAGGGTGCGCTGACGGCGTCCACGCGGTTTCTGTCCGCGCCGGATGACTTCATCTCGGTGTTCTCGCTGGCGGTGACGGATGCCTCCAACGACTATTGGTTCCTGATGAACAAGGACGTGAACTTCATCCGCGAAGCCTTCCGCGCCACCGGCACGGAGGGCCAGCCCCGCTACTATGCGATGTGGGACGAGGATACCTTCGTCCTGGCCCCGACGCCCGCTGCCGGGCTGACGGCCACGCTGCACTATTTCTACAAGCCGGAGAGCCTCGTAACAGCCAGTACGACGTGGCTGGCGACCGAGAACGAGGCAGCAATGCTCTACGGCACCCTGGTGGAGGCGTACACCTTCATGAAGGGTGAGCAGGATCTGATCCAGCTGTATGACGCCAAATTCAAAGAGGCGCTGGTCAAGCTCAAGGAACTGGCTGACGGCAAGAACCGCCAGGATGCCTATCGATCTGGCCAAACACGGGTGGGGGTAAACTAGATGTTGCAGCCGTTCAGCGATGCCGAGGTTGGGAGCGTGATGGTGCACACCACCGCGAACCGGGGGCACTCCGCCGAGGAGCTCGCGGACATGGCCGTGGATAAACTTATCCACGTGGGCGGGAGCGCACCTGCGCCAATTCGGGATCAGGCCCTGGCTTACAAAGAACGTGTGCGAGAGGTGATGTTGTTCTATATTCGTCAGGCAATGTTGAGTGAACGGACCACAATGCTGGCTGAGATCAAGGAGACTATTTGATGGCCATTACTCAAGCAATGGCGACGAGCTTTAAGCAGGAGATCCTGGTCAAAGGCCATGACTTCACTGTGACCACGGGCGACAGCTTCAAGATCGCGCTCTATACCTCCAGCGCCACGCTCAGCGCCGCCACAACCGCATATTCCGCCACGAACGAGGCCTCCGGCACCGGGTACACGGCTGCGGGAGCGGCTTTGACTAACGTAACGCCTACCAACTCGGGCACCACGGCGCTGACCGATTTCGCGGACGTGACGTGGTCTGGGTCCACGATTACGGCGCGCGGCGCGCTGATCCACAATACCTCGAACAGCAACAAGGCCGTGGTCGTCCTGGACTTCGGGGCGGATAAATCTTCCACGGCTGGTGATTTCACGGTGGTGTTCCCTGCGGCGGACGCCTCCAACGCTATCATCAGGATCGCATGATATGGCCGCTGCCTCAGTATCCGTGACAGGCGTGTCCGCCACTGGAGCAGTGGGCTCAGTAACGCATTGGCTCCAAGTGAGCGTAGCCCAAACCGCGAGCTGGGCCGCGATAACCGAGACGCAGACCCCCAGCTGGTCTGCGGTGACCGAGACGCAGACCCCAGCGTGGGCCGAGATAACGGTGTAGGAGAAGAACGAAATGGTCAGTACATACACCACGGAGCTGCGCCTCGAACAGATGGCGACCGGCGAGAAGTCCGGAACCTGGGGTACGATTGCCAATCTGCAGTTTGCGAACCTGGAGGCGGCTATCGCGGGCACAGCTACGGTCGCTTTTGCCTCCGATGGCAACGACACTCTGACCACAGCCAGTGGCACCGATGACGAAGCTCGACATATGTTCTTGAACCTCTCCGGGGGCTCCACCCTGACCGCCACGCGCAACATGGTGGTGCCCACGGCGTCCAAGCTGTACTTCGTCTATAACGGCACCACGGGCTCCCAGAGCGTTCAGATCATTGGCGCGACAGGCACAGGCACTACCGTGCCCAACGGCAGCTACATGGCGCTCTATCACGATGGCACGAACGTCATTGACGCCGCCAGCCATATGTCTTCGCTGACTTTGGCCACGGCGCTGGCGGAGACTTCGGGTGGCACCGGCCAGTCCACGCTGACCGCAGGCGATATCCTCTACGCCAGCGGGGCCAACGCGCTCGCAAAACTGGCTAAAGGCTCCGACGATCAGGTATTGACCCTCGCCTCCGGCGTACCGTCCTGGGCGGCGGCGGCAGATGCGACCAGCATATCCGCCTACGCTGGCGTCCTCGAAGCCAACGCCAATTTCGTTGACCAAGCCATCTTCGGTCCTTCAGTGGACGGTAAATCGTGGAATGGCAAATGGGGCGTGGCATCGCTGTATTCCAGCCTGATGCTGGTCACCATCGAAGATGCTGGCGCAGATACCCAAGTCAATATTTGGGATTTAACTGAAGTCTCCAGCAGTGCGCCATCGACCACGCCATTGGGAACCGTCACGCTATCCGGCGCTGCAACGCCAACTTCTGTGGCGGCTTGTATGGGCTACATCATCGTAGGCTCTGAAGACGGCATCAGCATTATTGATCCACATTCTGGCGCATGGGCTGAACGAACGGTTGGCTGGCCCCGCACGTTGTCCACCAGCACGACACCGGCATTGAATGATAACTCTGTTCAATCAGTTACTGCTGGCATCTCACGTGGTTTTGTGAGAGACCCCCTAACTGGTGGTCCAATGCCTGTATTTGCTGGCACCTACGGTTCGGGTAGTGACATCTATTGGTACATGTCCGGTACAGGCAACTTTGAGACTGGTGGCGGGACCGCTATTGCCGTTAAGGGCATTGCCTTTGCACAGGACCGTGTCTACCAAGCGGATACCACTGCTAGAGTGCTCATAGGCTCTGAACTAGAACTAGACGATGATGCCTTTAACAATCAGGGCGTGGCTTGGGGAGATACAACTTCGCCTTATGCCTTGATCCCAGACAATGGTATGTCTAGTCGAGGCAATATGTTGGCTGTTGCTTCGGCGGATGGGTTGAGTTTTGTGCGGAGCAAAATTCAACCTAACCAGACCAAATCTCTGACATCCGTTATCACCCGTGCCTATAACACTGGCTATCTGGTTGGCCAAATCAGAGGCGCATGGTTGGCCAACAGCAAAACAGTTGATCGCAGCTACAAGGCCAATACCCTCACTGAAAACGGAACTGTGACTGAAGCGGCGGTGGAATCCGGTGCGGAGTTGATGGGGTATAGCGGGTTTAGTGATGGTACGAATTATTTGAGCCGAGCATATGATGCTGACTTTGATTTCGGAACAACATTCTCAATAGCGGTTTGGTATAAAGGAACCAGTAACGCAGGGCATCAACAAATATTCCATCGTTGTAATAGCAGTAATGCTCAACATTCTATCCTGCTATACATAGCATCGACTGGAAAAGCAGAGTTTACGGTTTATGATGCAGGCGGAACTGCTGATAT